CAATGTCTCAGGCGAAATATTATATTGCATAATAAGGTGGGAATATAGTGAGTTAAGATCGAAAGACATAACCCACTTGTGCATACCCACCTGTGGGTCTTTCACATAAGCACCTTCGAACTTTTCTACCTTCTCATTATCTGACTTCTGAGGAATAACAATGTTCCTCTCACGCAGATAGTTGTAAATCAGGATGTCCCAGTAGCGCACTGTGCCGAGGATATCAACAAAGTTCACCTTTGCATCATAAGCCATCGTCAATGCAAGTTCCATCAATTTCAACTTGTCTTCTAGATTGTCAACAATCTCCACATCTTGAATATTATATTCGATGAACGACTGATAATCTTTGGTATACCACTCACGGAATGTTTCATATGGATTACCATCCTTACGCTCACCCAGTTCCACAAACGCAATGTGGTCAAGGGTGTATCGTTCCTGATTAGTATATGTAAACTTGCGATACAGATCAAGGTAATCTAGTGCAGAAATACCATCCAGAGTGTATGTTTGATGAGTTCGGCCCATCTTGTAAACATCACGGGCAAACACATTTTTCCACGGGGACAGACGTTTTGTCTCATCATCATCGAAGACGTTACGAATACGATTGACAAGATAGGGAATATCAAAGAACTCAGTGTTCCAACCCGTAATAATATCAGGTGTATTGTTTTCCCAGAATGCTAGGAACTCTTTAAGAAGATGCACTTCACTCTCGCACTGAATGTAAGTTACATCCTCACGTTCAGTGACGAACTCACCGATACCCCAGACATGGATGTGGCCACTCTGGAAGTTCTTTATAGTGATGGACAGCATGGGTTCTGCTGCGTCTTCTGGTTTTGGAAATCCGTTCTCACACTCCACCTCAATATCGATGGTGTACATGAGCATCTGGTCCAAATCCCAATCAACCTGTTTAGGAAACTCATCAGCAATCCAACAATAGGGATACTGTGTGTTACCATAGATGATATCTTGGTTTTCACGAGCAGAAACCCACTGTTTAGCTTCTTTGATAGTTTCAAACTTGTGTGGCAGAACACTCTTGCCATCCAGAGTTTTGTATCCAGTTTCCTCACGGGTATTAACTAGATCAAAAAGTGTGGGTTCATATTTAACTCTACGAGTCGTGCGCTCTCCATTCCTGACCTCACGGACAAGAATAGAATTGCCGTATTGTAATACGTTTGTGTAGAAGTTCATTATAAGAGTATATCAGGTTTCCGTAGAATTGTCAAGGATTATTTTAATCTATTCCGTCTGTTGAATCGCTTCGTTCTGACCAATCAGATAAAACAAATTTACGATTTGGATTCACCGAAACTTTAAAACGTGTTAGCAAATCCCTATTGATAAGAAAGGTGCTTGCAGCATCTTCAGTTTGAAGTCCGATAGGAACATCAACATAGTTCATATTATTGAATTTGATATTAACATGAACTATAGGACGCTCAGCCATCTTACCGATATGAGTTGGTTTTGAAATACCCTGCAATTTACTTGTAAACTTCTTACCGTTTTTTTCCCACTTAACTGTCTTACCCTGCACATCCAATTTGTCAACGATAAGCATAGATGCCTTCGTACCATTACCAGTATCAAACTTAGATCGTATGAGTCCATAACCCTCTATATCAAGAGTTTCATGAAATCCAGATTCTTGATTAAAAGCAAACCTTCTATGTAGGGGATTCTGTAGATATTCAACCATATATTTTATGATACCTTCGTCCTTTGTAGGAACTTGCGGTACTTGCGTAATATCATAATTCTGGAATTTTGAACCAAGGCCGGGGGAACCATTCACTTCCAGAACGTATATCTTCCCACCAACAATAGCATGATCAACGCCGCACATATAGGCACCTGTTGATCTTGCCGCTGCAATGATCTCTTCCTTTTCCTTATCACTTAATGTGTAAGGTTCAGTAGTTGCGCCCCTGTGTCTATTGGAACGAAAATCTTTTTCTGGTTTAATTCTCTTGGTTGATGCAAGAATCCTACCGTTAAAAACAATAGTTCTAATGTCGAAATCGATTTTCAAAAACTCTTGAATAATCAACGGAGCATTAAACTTCCACAATGACTGAATAACACTCATCATAGATTCCATGCTTTCAACTTTAGATACTCCGATACCCTGCGTACCAGTTAGAGTTTTGATAATAACAGGAAACTTGCCGCCGATACGTTCATGAGCATCAGCAATACTTTTCTCATTATTCACCAATGATGTACGGGGTGTAGGAATGTTACTACGTTCAAAGGCAGTGTAGGATGACATCTTGTTATCACATGTCATCATTCCATCACGATCATTGATCATCATACAACCAGCGTTCTGCAAGGTTCCCAACAGGGCAAGGCCGATCTCAGTTCCTAAAGCACCCGCACGAACAAATACCACAGTAGAAGAAGTTTCAACTAAAATATCTTTTTCTCCACCGTCATAGTTTTTAATGGACACGGTTGATTTTTCAATATTATTCTCTGAAACCCAAGCCTCAGTGGTGACAATTCGATAACAAGACAATCCAAGTTCTTCACAAGCAGACATCAACATACCAGTAACAATCTCTGGTTTTTTTGATTTTGATGCAGTAAGAATTAAGACAGTAATTTTGTCTTTTTGTTCCTTAGCCTCAGTGATGAATGATTTAAACTTTTCCATTAGACTTCTTTTTTCTTACCAATATTGTACTTAGTTTCGAGTACCCAATCACTCTTCTCTGCATAAGACAGAACTTTGATTTGGCTGAGGGGAGCAACTTCTCCAATCTCACTAATGACGTTAACCAATCCCCAATCAAGCAATAGTTTTGCAATCGTATTCCTACGAGAAATGTCATTGGTAGATAGATTTGTGTTCTTACCATCAAGAGCAAACAACTCCTTGAAGTGTACAATAAAGTATCTACCCTGCTTGTGCAGAATATGACATGACTGATATAGTTTCTTTTCTTTGCGAGATGCTACTCCAATTCGTGATAGCGTCTCACGAACTTTAAGAAAGTCATCAGGTTCTTTCAAACCAATTTCTAACATCTGCTCCTGTGTCCAATTAATATCTTCCATTTTTCCCACCTTTATATAATCTTTTTCTTATAGTGGCGAGTTGGTCCTCAGACAATATATCAAGAGCGGCCTTGGCCTTTACATTACTATATCCATAGAACTCTTTAACATACTCTAGATTCTCTAATTTATTCGCCTTCAACCACGGGGTAAACCTTTTCCTTGGCCTCAGACTATTTAGGATTTGAGATATTCTAATATCATGACCAATTCTTCTATTGTAGAATCATTTTAACTATTTGAGAATAATCAAACTACAATTTACCACCCTTAAAAAGTTTAGATTTAATGATTGTAATCTGTTCATCATTCAATATATCAAGAGCGGCCTTAGCCTTTACATTACTATATCCATAGAACTCTTTAATACATTCTAAATTATCCATCTTTGATGCTTTTATCCAAGGAGTAAATCTTTTTCTAGAACGCAAACTTGTCCGAAGAAAATCAAACTGTAGTTTCTTATCTACATTTGGTAGTTGGTTAATTTCATTCACCAACATGATGGTATCAGGGAATGCACCGACACACTTGTTGACAATGAAGGGAACATATTTCCTCTCCCATTCCTCATCTTCACCGTCCATCAAGGGTTCTTTGGTTTGGTTTATAGCCTTGAGATAGGATTTTAGTTCATAGGTCATATGCTTCTTCCCAAGTCATCATACTCTTTGAATATATGTCTTCACTATTCATCAAATCTAACATAATCAAATCCTTCTGTAATTGACCAACAAAACATTCCTTTATTTCAATTGATCTTGGAGATGTAAGTTGACAAAACCACCAAACTATTTCTTCGGCTTGTTCACCAATCAAATCTTTGATAACCTGCCTATTTTCAACCAACCCACCCTCTGGCATAAAATAAACAGTTCCATACACAGAGTGAAATAAACCAGCATCTTGCATATACTCAGGACACCCCTGTTCTTTTAATCTGGTACTAGTACCAATCAAATGTTCCAATAAAGTTTGACCACTATGTCCAACCTTATCAGAACCTATCTTTTTTAAGAAATCAATCTTGGTAGAAGTCAAGTCGTTCACGGTTTGCTGAATCTATCCACAACTTAAATACGATTACACTTCTCAATTCATAACATTCCCTTGTAACAGGCATAGCCATATGGGGTAAATGTGCATCAAATACAACTAAACTATTACCAATATAAGGAACGAGTTGCCCATCAATTAGCGTACCACCACCCCACTCAGGTTTCCAATCCATTCGTGGATAGTAAATCATAGTGAAATCACCATCATCATTATGCATTACAGGTTCGACACCATGTGTATGAGCATTCATGTATATGCGCTTATATGTTTTAACATCATAAGTCTTTTTGAAATCATACTTATGCATGGCAGAATTCCAGATAGGCAGAACCCACTCATAACCATTTGCTACCATCTCTGTTTCGTCACTGCCGCAAAAGACATGCCAATGAAGTGATGGTTTAAGCTTGTTTGAATGATAATCATATTTCCAAGAAACTGTTTTCATCGATGAATCAATCAATTCTGCAACATGACCCTCTACAACATCATCATATATTTTAATCATTTGAACTTTGTCCTTCCCATAATTTCAGTGAGACAAGCCATCATATTGATTTCCAGATCAGCAACAAACGCCGCTTTATATTGGTACTCACCCAGTGCCACGACAACATGAGGAATGCTACTAGGGTCAATATAATCATATAGATTATCATAAACAGCACGAAACAACTTATCTGAATCATTATCCAGATTATCGACAACCCATTTACGAACATTAGTAAACTCCTTCTTCTTCAACATGGCCATCAATTCTTTGATATTCTTGTCACCAAGATTTACCAGAATACCAGCATCAATCTCACCAGCCACAGAATAGCGTTGAAGTTCATTCAGAACTTTACGCCAGTCTGGAAAATGACTACTTATGAGTTCTGCAACAACCTTCTCATTGAACTTGATTTCATTCTCGTTGAGGATTCCAATCACCCTATTGAAGAATTGAGTTGCAAGTTTATTCTTCTCTGCTTTAGGAATCACAAAGTCAATCACACTACAACGAGATTGTAGTGCAGGGATAATGCGGTTCTTGTAATTACAGGTTAGAATGAATCCACAGTTTTTGTGGAACTCTTCAATTAGACCACGAAGGGCTGGTTGCGTTGATTGTGGATTTAGATAGTCTGCCTCATCAAGAATGAGATACTTCTTACCACCTTCAAGTGATACAGTAGACGCAAAGTTCTTTATCTTGGTTCTGAGAACGTCAATACCTGACTCCTCAGAACCGTTGATAAACATATAGGTAGCACCAATCTGCTCCAACATGGCACGGGCGGCAGTAGTCTTACCAACGCCCGGACCACCTGAGAGAATCAGATTGGGTAGTGTTTCCTTGTCAACAAAGGATTGCAAGGAATTTTTTAGAGACTTAGGAAGTACGCATGACTTGATGTCTCGTGGCCTGTAAAGTTCTGTCCAAAGAAACGTGTCTTTCATATTCAATTCTTTCATTATATATTTAAATGTTATTACTGTTCGTTTGTTAATCTACGATATGATCTTTTTTCTCTAAGACGATACCACTCTGTATGCTTAGGATTATCAATCCTTTTTCTTATAGACTTTGGTTTACCAATTGACTTATAGTGTTGCTCGGCCGAAGCAATACTTGGATATTCAATACCTTCACATATTACAGGATAACTATTTTTTTTACCTATTGCGGTTTTCGATTCTTCTGTTAGTTTCTTACCAAGCATACCATAAGTAGCATATTCTGATTTTGGTTTTCTTGCGTGATACTCCTTCATTGATATCTTAAAGTTTTCAAAGTTGCTCGTATCTCCACCCTCACCCCCCTTAGTCATATTCAATGTTGGCTTCAAAGTTTTAATCCAATATGCTTCATCGGGATTAAGAAGTCCATCCTCTTGTATAACTTTAATTGTAAAATTATCAATTCCATATTTATTCATACTATTATACAGATGACTTTTGATATTGTATTTGGCATTATATTTATGAGATTGGAAGCGATGTTTTGCTGTAAACTTAGTATATCCAATATAAAAATCGTT